CCTCTTACTCTCCTCATCATAGAAAGTACCCGTGATAGTAACAATCCAGGCAGGCATACCAAAGTTAATAAAGAAGTCAATGATATAATTCTGTCGACCGATTTCCATTTCAATAATCTTCATACCCGGCGCGATTTGGGGTATTCCATACTCATTGGCTCCTCGGTCATCACGGTATAACCATAATACCTCATGAGCTTCTACTTCAGGGTCTAATGGTGTCTGGCTCCATTGTCCAGTCTCACGGTTGAGGTATCGTTTTTCACCATCAAACATGTCCTGCCCGTAGAGTACAAAGAAAGTATCACTACCATCAATAGTCTGAACAATACGCCGGTCATCAGCACACAACTTAATGTTATCCACATCAAACTTCTTAAGATACTGCAATGGACTATCCACCCCATTTTCACGGATAATCTCTATACCCGCATTACCACCAGTCTCATAATTATACACTGTACCCTTAACAGTATTAGTGATACTGACAGGCATACGGTTGAACCATTCCAGTACCTCCTCCTTAGCAAGTATGTCTTCCTCGTTATCGATACCGGTACGGTTTACTATGTCGAATCCATTCTTTACACAGTCATTAGCAACACGCTCCGCACACTGCCTGAACACCCAATTGTTCCTTGTTAGGAATGTTATGAAGGTGTTAGGATAGGCTGGTGTCTTGAACTGTGTACCGTATAGTTTCTCTGTTCTCTGTGCACTTTCCGTGAAGGTGACACTGCTATCGTATAGGCTTTTGAATGCAGTGTTTTTCTCGATGTATAGGTTTTTGTCTCTGTCACTTGTTACGATGAAACTGTCTGGTGACATGTCTTCACGGTGTGTTGGTTCTATGTCGTCAATGTATTCGACTGTCGGATCTACGTCTAGTAGTTCTGGTATTTCTTCTCTCATGTGGTTTTTCACTTCCCAAATTAATTCTCTTTTATCCATTTATGATGTTACAGTACTCCCCCAAGTTTAGTATGGTGTGTACAGGTTACGATTCATCTTGAAGTAATTCGCTGCACTGCCAAAACTATCAGTTATATCATCATGCTTACCCGTACCCGCATTACTATCCTCACCATCAAAGTTTTCCAGTTCCCGTATGGCAGTGTGTATCCACGTGTTATCCGCCCCGTCGTGTGTTACGAATTTAAGGCAACCGTTCTCGGCTAAGCGTTTGAGTTCATATGACCGGTAGAGTTTGTCTTCCTGTGGTTTCATGCTCATTATCTGATGAGTCGGGAACTCTTTTTGTAGTGTGTCTATGAATAGTAGGGGCATACTTCCGGGTTCTTGTTCTATGAGTGTGAATACTCCTTGTCCATCGTTACGGAGTAGTGTTCTGATGACATTGTTTACACTAGTGGCGTCTCTTCGGCTTCGTTCTAGGTGGTGTATGTATAGGTTGTCGGTGGTGTAGTCTTTGCTGGCGAGTGTTCCTGCGTAGTAATCGGTGGCTGGTTTGCGTTGCCCCTTCTTAATCTTCTTATGGGCGGCGAGGTCCCAGAACCTGCCCATGGGTAGTAGGTGGTTGACAGTGTTATAGTCTACCGTGCAGGTTAAACTATTGTCATCATAGTCGGGGGTGTTATAGAACCATTCATGTTTAAATTGGTAATCGCTCTCCCGTGTGGGGTGTCCCTGCATTACCATGTTGAATCGTTGTGTACCACGTCTGCGTCTGTCTGCCATTAGGTCTTCATAGTTTTTGTGTCGGCTCCATAAGGGGGTGTCTCTTGGTCTGCCGAGTATGTCCTTGTCTTCGCCTTCGCTTAGTGCGGGGAAGTTCATGTATACCCACGTGTCTGGTCTGATGCTTTCACCATTGTGTAATCGTGTTAGGGCTTCTTTGCCATCTACCCACGGTTCCTTTTCGAGTAGTATTCCTTGCAGGTCTCGTACGTCTAATCTTTGAGCGACCACTATTATGATAGGTGGTAATGCTCGTTTATAGTTACGGTACCGTTTACGCAGCCGAGTGTCAATACTGGTATCATACCAGTCCTCGAGTTCACTTTGTAGTGTAGGACTGCGAGCATCCCTTATCTCCTTGATAGGGTCATCAATTAGTATCACATTGGCGGGGTTTCCCATTATTGCCCCGTGGCTACCGGCGGCGAGTAATTCGCCACTGTAAGGATTGTCGAATAGGAAGTTGGTCTTTCGTTGGTAGTCTTGTTTGAGTTGTGGTTTGGTTAGTGTGTCTTCGCTGAACTCTCGTATGATGTCTCTTATCCTTGCCCCATATTTTGTTGCCCTGCTTTCACTATACGCTGTTACAATGATTTTATCGTTGGGATTGTTGACCATGTAATAGGATAGGAATGTGTTTACTAGTAGTTCTGTTTTGCCGTGTTGTGGTGGTGCACTTATCATTATCCTGCTACAACGGCCTTGTACTGCGTAGTCTAGTATGTGGAATAGTGGTATTTGCCATTTGAGTGGTTTCATGGTGTAGTAGTGTATGTGGTTGAACCATGTTACTAGTGTGTCGCTGGGGTATTCGGCGTATCCGTATTTGTGTGGTGTGTTAATACTCTTCATCCTCGTATTCCTCTTCGAGTTGTTGTGTCACGTGGTGGCTACGGTTTAGTTGTTTGTCTTCTACTTTTTCTAGTAGTTCTTCGATGACTGTGGTGTTTTGGGCGGCTTGTCTGGTGTAGTCATCGTATTGTTGTGTTTGCCGTAGTCCCTCGAGTAGTTGTGTCCATGACTTGTTGTTTTCTTGGTCTTCCTTGTGTAGTTGTATTCGTATGTGGTTGTCGGTGGGTAGGTTTCCTAGTTGTGATTGTCTCCGGATTGTGTCCGTGATTGTGTTTTGGTGTGATTCTATGTGTTGTTCTGCTATGCGTGCTAGTAGTGGTGCTATGGTCTGGTTGATTTTTTTGATGGCTTCTTGTTTTTCTTGTTCTCTTTGTTGTAGTATGTCTTGTTTTCGTTGTCGGTAGTCATATTGGTATATCCAGTTTCGGCATGTGCGTTCGGCGAATCCGCTTAGTCGGGCTAGTTGTGTGTAGGAGGGTGTGGGTGTGGTGGTGAGGTATATTTCGTAGAATGTTTTGGCACTGTTTTCGCTTTCTTGTTTTCCTTGTTTGTTTGTGTATCGTGGGTGTTCTGTGTGTGTGTTGTTGTTTGTCATGGTTTGTTTCTGCCCTCCTTTTGCTTTTGTTGCGTGTTAGTTTTTTATAGGTGGTTAGAGAGATATATCATTTTTAGTGTGTGCTTTTGGTGGGTGTTCCATATGTGTTGGGGGTTATATCTTTTTACTATTTGCTTATACTGTTATCGTGCAAGTGTTATCGGCGTCTTCTGGGTCTGTGAGTGTTATTGTTGCAGTGTGTTCCAGTTCGTCTGTGTCCTCTATTATGAACCCGATTATGAATGCGCCTGTGTAATATTGTGGTGTATAGGTTGGTGCATTTTTTGTTACCTCGTTGTATTCTACTGTAGGTGTTAATCCGGCTAGGAATTGTATTCTGTCAGAGGTTTCTTGGGATGTGGCTGATAGAATGGTGTTGTCTTGTTTGTTTTCCCATAAGAAGATGTATTCGGCACTTCGGCTGTGGTCAGCTTGCGTGAATCTTTTGCCTATGATTATTGGGGTGTACATTTCATCGGTTTCATTGTTTGTTATTTGTCCGGTTACTGTGTGTGGTACGGCGGATTGTAATCTTTGCACTGTAACTGGTGGTTCCTCGACTGGTGTGTCCTCTATTAACTCATTCAGTACCGTGCTATTCGTGTTGAGTTCGATTAGTACTGTGTTGATGAAGTCTAGGAAGTGTGTTTGGAACCTGCTCGTATTATCAAGGTCAACCACATAGAAATGTTTAGGGTTTAATACACTGGTTATGTTGGCTGTGAAGTCTGCTAACTTATTATTCACTGGTATGTCAATACTGGTATTATTCGTCGTGTTCTTGAGGTGGAATGTGAATATCGTATCCGTGGTTATGGTCTCCGTGTCTAGTGTGATATTGTCTAGGTATACTGTTGCTATTGTTTTCCATGAGCGTTTGTGTGTTCGTATTCTTTGTTCTGCTTTGTTGGTGTAGTAGCTGGTGTTGTTTAGTTTATTATGGTATTTGATTGTACCAGTTGGTAGTGTTATCTTGGTGGTGTCCTGTGTTCTTGTTATGGTATAATTTATCATTTCTTTATTCCTCCATGGTTTCTGTTTCTTCTTGGGTGGTGGTTAGTGGTTCGGTTACTTGTTCACCATCAGCAGTCTCATCTGCCTCATTGGTGTTAGCTTCTTGGTATTCTATTAAAACTTGTAATTCTCCTATTTTGGCTTGTAGCTCGTTTTTTACATCAGTTACTGCCCAGCTTTCATAGGCGGTGAAATCAGCATCCTCTCTGCTTATATCATTTTCTTCCATTGTTATCTTGTCTAGTATGTTTACTGCTGTTATTAATAATTCTTGGTCTGCTTTTAGTTCTGTTATTGTTTTCAATTGTCTCTTCCTCCAAAATATAATCCTATTCATCCATAATTAATCCTATAATAATCCTTTCCTATAATATCCGCAACACCTCAGTAACCAAAGCCACAGCCACACCAGTACCAACCACAAACAACACCTGCTTATAAATCTCCAACCGACGCTCCAACTCATGAATCTCAGTATTATGCTTCGTAGCAACCTCCTTCAACCGGTCAATACAAACAACCTTACTCTCCACAACCTTCTGCTTCTCAGTCAACTCAACCAACTTCTGATTCTGAACATTATTACCCTCCTGCAACTGCTGAAGAATACTAATCAACTGCTTATAATTAGTGGATTGCTCCTTTTCCAGTTTCTCCTGTCCTTCGCGGAGGTTCTTCTCCAATTGGTCTAGTTTATAGCTTAGGAATCGGACATCTTCCTTGTTTTTGTTCTCGTTACACATACTCTCCTCATTCCTTGCCTGATTCCATCGTGTCTTGTTTGTCTTTATAGTATTGTTCTAGTGTTTCTTCCTGTTTCTCTGTCATGGTCTTGCCTTGTAGGAATGTGGCTAGTACTCCTAGTATGGTGGTGACTATTCCTAGGAAGATTGTTATTAATTCGATGCCAGTGCCCATGGTGGCTAGTAGTATTGTACCAGTGAGTGCTATGATTAGGCAGGCTCCGAATATTCGTATTATGGTTTGTTGGTTGTCTGCGTTCATATCGTGTGTTCACCTCCCCGTCTAGTCAGTCAATATGCTCTGCTACGATTATCGTGTGCAGTAGCGTAATGTTTGGGTTACATTAAATAAAATTAGCATTAAAATTTGTTCACATAGTGTGATTTTTTGGGTGTTCACGTATTGAGGGAATTGGTTGTGGGTGGAATCGAACCACCACAGAGTAAAAAAATAATAATAATATGACTATATTTATCCTCTTCATGTTACTTTGGATCATTGTCCATGTTCTAATCTCTTGTTTCCTGTCACAACCATAATCTATGTGTGTATATTTTGGTTCTGGTGGGAATCGAACCCACTCATATTAATTATTTTGCGACCAAGCAATTTATATCCTTTCAGAACCCCATCATCGTGTTGTTGTTGTGTTGTGTTTTTGGGGATTGGGTGGAATCGAACCACCACTGGGTAATTATAAGAGTAAAACCGGAATCCAAAAACTAATGCTTTGGACTTGAATAAAGTATATTAAATTTTCATTAAAGACAAAGAACAATTCACATCAAAATGCCATATTGACACACGGACACATCACAAACACCACATGCCACTCCCATTAACCCTTTATACCCCTGTTTACGTGGATAGGTGTCTAACCCCGTTGGTAACGTGTAATAACCAATACATTAAGGGTAGACCATTTACTGGTGTATTGGGGGTTCCTGGGTGTAAGTGGTGTGTTGTCCCTTTTGACTAATTGCAACACTACAAATATTTATAACTGGAAATCATAATCAATAGTTGATAATTTTTGAAAAAATGAATCTCGTATTTGTTCTCTTAATAGTAATCCCTTTCAATCCCATTATATCAATAGTTAGTCATGTCCATTATTGTATTACTGCTCCCCACCATTATGGCCAAATACATGAGAGCAGGGGTAGTGTGAACCCCTCTAGTTCCGGTGGTAATCCCCAACAAAAATAACAGCAATAAGATTACATTATTTGGATAAAACAAGCGATGATGGTGGGGGGAAGGTGTCAATAGGAGTACACACGCTTGTACCAATGTGAGGCCAACCACACACTATGACATCAATAAGAGAACCCACAACATGAAGGGGGAACACACACCCCAATGAATAATCCCAAATAACCAGGGGGTGGAACATCTTCTTCCCTTCTTTGGAATCATTATATATATTACGTCAAATACTAATACCGAATAAACATTCCCCTTTACCTACTGGAGGAAAATAATAAAACTTAACTTTGGTGTGGTTTATAATTGAAGATCTCATTACACAATTATGTCCCTTAACTATATTATTTGAAAGAGTTATACAAAATGTATTTTTTGGTTGGATGCATTAAGAGATTATCCCCTTAGGGTTTTGGTTCTCCCCCTAATTCAACATGTTGTGTCCATCCTGTTCTCTTCATGGTTCTATTATGTGTGTGGATAATTTTGGTTAAACTAATGTGTGTTCCACCCCAGACTAATATTGTAAATGCCTCACAGGGTGGCGTGGGTACTCAACCCTTTTCACCATCATCCGCTTTTTTTATCCCATTTATTATAATCCCATTGTCCTGACATGCCTTTGTTGTGTAGTATCATGATTCATAATCGGGTTTACACACAGCCCAACACTCTCACCAGTTTTGGCCGGAGTAAAATAATTCAGATAGATATTCCATTGCATCAACACCACAACGGAGGGGAACATCCTCTCCCTCACATCATGGTGTTAAAGGTTAAATGATAGTATTATACTCTCCCCTTTCAACAAATTAGAGTCTATATACATGAATAAATGCACTAATAATAAAATGTTACCAATCCCTACACATGTGGAGTCCCGCCATTGTATACCCAACAGGTATTTGTCCACAGGCGTACCCCCTATATTGTGTAATTTAGAACTGGTACCTGATTAACAATCTCCGATTTACAAACGGTGAAACAATCCGGACATGGATTTTTCGCTCTCGAGGGTGATACAGGTATCCTGGGAACACCTGGCCATAGGTGTATGGTGCTACCAGTACGAGTCCACATTTACGACAGGTGATTTCCTGGTGTACAGGGTCTTCCTTGTATGTGTTGCCCTTGCATTCTGGGCATAGTTTGTTGTACCGGTGTTGTGTTCCTTGATTTTTTTTGTTCATCCTCATATATGTGTTTGACAAAAACAAAGTGGTTAAAGTGTATTGTTTAGGGTGTGTGGCATATGGGTGTAGTGGTTAAAAAATAGTAATTGGGGGTGGTTAGTGTTGGGGGAGTGGTGAAGGGTTTTTGTTCAATCATCATCACCACACAACCTCAAACTTCACCATATGTTTATCTCTTCATCGAATGGGTTTCCAATACCAAACTCCAATGTTATTCTCAGAGAATCAATAATGTTTGCATTGTTAGAGCCATAGGTTATTCCACTATCTTTCAATGGACTTATAGAGTAGTTTTCCACTCCCAATGTTTCTGTTAATTCTTCAAGGTCTTCACAGTCAATCCAAGTGTTGTACAATAAGTGTAACAATACTGTTGTATGAGCTATTGGTATTGCCGCAAACAGTTTTTCATTGAACTGAAGATACTGTATTTCATCATCTTCCATACCAAAATCAGAGGTTAACCATTTATGATATTCATATAATTGTACATATTCTTTGTCATATGACTGGTTAGGATTGCCTTCTTTGAGCAGTTCATTTATTGTTTTCAGTTGTAACTCTTCTTTGAATGTTCCCACTATTTTAGTTTTCAGTTTTACCTTGTACCTTAAATGCTCTGGTTCTCTTTTACTTTCCTCATGTACTGTTTCAATTTTTGGGGTGTTTTCTGAAATGAAGTAAAAGTCAAGGCATTCCTTCAGACTTAAACCTTTCTCAGTGTATAACAGTACCACAAATAATGTTAGTAAGGTTCTGTCTGCAAACGGTAACGGATTGATTAATTTTGTGTCCCATCCTGTCATCAAGGCTTGTATTATTTCATTGAATTTTTCATTGTTGTATTTTTGGTTGTGTTTGATGACCTGTTCTATCTCTGTTTCCTCTTTCTCATCATTGGTTTCTGTCCATCTGTGAAACCATTTTAGTGTTATCAGTTCATTATCTGTTATGTATCCTTCGACTTTGATGATGTCTTTTGTTTTTTGTATTGTTTTAGTCATTTATTTTCACCATGGGTTTTAATATCAGTACTGGACCATATTGAGAAGGGTCTACCTACTGATTGTAGAATTTCCAGTTCATAATCGTGGATCAGTTTTTGTATTTGAGAATATGTATTTTCTTGGTATTTATAAGTTGTTGTTCATTCTTCCTCACCTCGTGCTCAGACTCTTATTGTTAGTAGTCCTAGTCCGTTTTTGTAGTCATCGACACTTGATAGGTCTAGTGTTAGTATTATGTGGTCTTCAGTGGTGATGCTTGGTATGATTGTCGGGGGTATGTTGATGGTGTGGTCTTTGTATACGTGGCATGTGTGGTGTTCTGTGCCTGGTTTGGTTGTGGTGATGGTAGTTTGTCCTCTCGTGTTCTGGTAGATGTAGACTGTGTCTTTTATGTCTAGGTATTCGATTATCTCCTGGGGTATGGTTGTTTTGTCTGTGGTTTTATTGTGTTTGACTGGTTGTTGGTATTGTAACTTGATGTTACCGTGGTGTTCTATTATCTTCATCTTTTTGTGTCCTCCTCGTTTATTCGTGTGGCTAATTCTCTCATGAAGTTCATGAGTGCATCGTAGGTGTTTAGTTTGTTGCATACCTCTTCTATTGATAGGTATGTCATGGTCTCTTTGTCAAGTATCATTTCATCATGTGAAACTTTGTATCTGTTCTTCATAATTTTTCACCTCGATATTATCCCCACAGTGGTTATCCTTAAAGGATATAATGTTCTATTAACAGTTCTGTTAGTTTGTCTTCTGGCATGTTTACCAATTCCTTTATTGCTACTTTAACTAAGTCTCCCTGTGTACAGTGCATTTTTTTTGCAAGCTGTTCTAATTCCTCACCACTTTTCTGGGGCAGAGATAATGATTTTAACACTTTCCCCCTCTTTGGTTGTTCTACCATATTCCCCCCTCGAATTCCTGGAAGCCCCCACATATTTTCACGAATAAACTTTGAATACCCGTACCTTCACGAATACTGCTAACTATTTCATTTATCTTCCCTTGAGGGGAATCCGTAAACATATAATTAACAAGATTTAACGGATGATAAACCTGCGTGTTCTCCACAAAGCCATAATAATTCAATAACGAAGGATTTATAATCCATGTGTCATATTCATATTTTCTAAGACCATCCATGATATGGTAATCCAACCAACCGTATGGACTGGAGGTTAACATGTAGATACTTTTGTCTAATTTACATCTGAATAAATTGGCATGATCCAATGGTATAACACATTTGTCCGTGTTTGCAATTCCAGATAATTCATCCCATTTCTTACTGCTGGTTGTTAAGGTGAAGTATTTGTCAAAATCTTTATGAATTAACAATCCATTTGACCCTTTCAAGAATTTCATGTTGTGATTTGTACAATACTTGAACAATCGTTCCGACCCTTCAGGGGAAGTTAGCCTGTCTTTGTCAAATCCTAACTTGATTAATTCTTTAGCATACCTACTGTCTCTTATTGTGTAATTTCTGTTATTGGTTCTCATATGTCAACTCTCCTTAGTCTTCTAAGTCTTCTATGGGTTCTCCTATTGCTAAACAAATCTTCAATGCTATCCTGCTCACATATTCATCTCGGGGTTTGAACTGCATCTCATTGTACATCATACCACAATCGCAGGGGTAATGTTCTGCATCATGTCTTTTACAGTCCGTGCATCTGAAGTGTGCTAATTCACCTCTTATTATTCCTCGTACTTCGTGGTACATTTTTTGTGTTATTATGTTGTCATTCACCATATTATCTACTCCATTT